AATTGGAAAAGGGAAAGAGAATTTTCCAAAAGACTTAAAAAGTTACAGAAGAGGGATCCATTTATTTACAAATGATTACTTGGGGGATTTCATCAGAAAGTCACAATGCTGCACTTTCTGTTTTTGTTGGTGATACTCTTATTTTTGCGAGTGAAAGTGAAAGATTCACAGGCATTAAGAATGATCCAACTATAAGTAACGATCTTATTGAACATGCATTGTCATTTGGTGAACCAGAACTTGTTTGTTGGTACGAAAATCCATATAAAAAAACACTTCGACAAATCCTTGCCGGCCAGGGTTGGAATCAAAACTTTAAAAAGTACATAGATTGTCCTGTTCATTACTACGACCATCACTACACTCACGCTTGTGGTGGTTATTTTACGTCTGGATATACTGATAGTGCCATTGTTGTTATAGATGCTATAGGAGAGTTTCAGACTCTTACTATATGGAAAGCGGAGGGAAATAAATTAGAACTTAAATATGAATTAAAATATCCACATAGTATAGGGCTATGGTATTCTGCCATGACTCAGAGATGTGGATTAAAACCAAATGAAGAAGAATATATTCTTATGGGGATGTCTGCATATGGAGATCCTACAAGATTGACTTGTGATATTTTTGATGATTTTATTGGAGAACGATTTAAATTTAAAAAGAATCTACATCGAGGATGTTTAGATTGGAGACCAGATTTAAATAAGGAAAGAGATTACTTTGATATTGCTGCTGGAACTCAAACAGTTTATGAGATTTTATTCAGAAAAATACTGGAGTTATCAAAGACATTAGTGAAATCTGACAACCTTGTATTGATGGGAGGGTGTGCCTTAAATTGTTCTGCAAATCCTATTGCGTTTAATTATTATCATAATGTTTGGATAATGCCCGCACCTGGAGACAATGGTTCTTCAATTGGCGCCGTTCTTGCACATAAGAAGAAACATATTAGTTGGAATAATCCATATCTTGGATATAATATTGGATCTAAAAGCCAAAATATTGAAATAGTTAATTACCTGAGAAAATATAAAATTTGTGGATTGGCTAGAGATAGAGCTGAATTTGGACCAAGAGCCCTTGGAAATAGAAGTCTACTTGCAGACCCAAGGGGAGTAAAAATAAAAGATAGGGTAAATAAAATAAAGAAAAGACAGGAGTTTAGACCTTTTGCTCCTGTAATTCTTGAGGAATATGCGTCTGAATACTTTCAGATGCCAACAATTTCATCACCATATATGCAGTTCACTGTCAAATGCAAGAGACCTGATCTATTTCCAGCGATAGTTCATGTTGATGGTACGAGTAGAGTTCAAACCTTATCCAAGAAAGATAATCCAAAGTTTAGAAAATTACTGGAACTTTGGTATGAAAAAACTGGTTGTCCAATGTTGTTGAATACGAGTTTAAATATTAAAGGTCAACCTATTATTAATGATGAAACTCAAGCAAGAGAGTGGGAAAATTTGTATAACGTAAAGGTGTGGACATGAAAAGAAAATTACTTGCTTTTGGCGATAGTCACACTTCGGGCGCAGAGATAGATGAAAAGTGGTCTGGTTCATGTTATGAAAAGGCATATCCCGCACATATTGCAAATTATCATAACTGGGATTATGAAAATTATGCTCAATGTGGAGGTAGTAATGATTGGTTAATAAAAAAATTTATAGAAAGAATTCAAAAAGCTTTGATAGAAAAAGAAAAAGTTTTTGTTCTTTGTAATATTGCTGAACCATCTAGAACTTATATTCAATTAAGTCCCAGAAAAATACAACATTGTACATCTTCTTGTTTAGATTCGAATGTAGTAAAAGAATTGTCAGTGCATTCTGCATATATTAAACGTTATGCAGGATATTTAAAATGCCATACAGAAGAAGAACTAAATTTTAAATCTTTATCTCATATTTTTACTATTCAAAGTATATGTAAGGTTAATAAAATACCATACCTCTTTCATTCAAGCAATTGTTGGATTCCTGGAGATTGGAGTTTAATTGACAAAAACAATTTTTTTGGACATCACAAAACTAATAAGTTAAATTACAATCAAAGACAATCATATTTTATGCAACGTAATTATAGTTATTGGGGAGTGGCTCAACACCATCCAGACTGGAAACATCTTCAAAAAGAAGAAAGATGGTCTATGCATTATCCAGAACCATATCATGAGTTTTGGGCTAAAATATTACTTAAGTTTATTCATGAACAATCTATACTTGACATAAGCCCCTAATAACGTATACAATAACTCTGTCAGGGTTCAAGAGATAAATAACTCTTGAATTCTTATAAGCTTTTGATGGGCTGTGATTATGAAAACCCATGGACCTTTATGGAGAGACCTTTTAGTTCTGATGATATTCTGGACTACTTTGGTTTTGTTTATCTCATTACCAATAAGTCCAACCAACGACAATACATTGGGCGAAAGTATTTTTGGTCGTTCAGAAAGCCAAAAGGAAAAAAGAGAAAAGTAAAACAAGAATCCGATTGGAAAAAGTATTACGGATCTTGTCCAGAATTAAAAGATGATTTAAAAAAGTACGGAAAACAGAACTTCCAACGAGAAATTTTATCACTACATAGTACTTTAGGAAAAGTAAACTATGAGGAGACCCGTCAGTTATTCGTTCATAACGTCTTGACTGAATCGCTTGACAATGGTCTCCCAAGGTTCTACAATTCTAATGTTCTCGGTCGTTACTACAGGAAGGACTATTTTCATGGAAAATCAACTGATTGACAATGTAGATGAGCTCAAAGATAGTATTATTGACCGACTTCATTACCTCGTAGAGATTGGAGAATACTTCAACGCTTGCGCTGTATATGAAGAATTTAAAGAGTCTATTAATGGCTCTAAATAAACAGTGCCGTGAGGAATTGTTAATTCCTGTAACGGATGTTCTATACTAGTAATTTAATGATTAGTCGAATAATTGGAGTGAGTTTACTCGCTACTGCTGGTGCTGCATGTGCTTATCCCAGAATTAGTGAAATTTCTGCTCCGCCAAAACCAGTAGAAATTCCTGTGGTAAAATATCAACCATCTTGGAAGTGCCCTGGTTGTAACGATAATGAGAAGTACGTTCTTCAAAAACTCCAAGAAAAAACTAAAATCTCAGATCGTAATGCTCTTGCAACGATTATGGGAAACATTAAGTCGGAGAGTAACTTCTATCCCAACATCTGTGAAGGTGGTGCCAGAGTTCCTTATCATCAATGTCGTCGAGGTGGTTATGGTCTTATTCAGTGGACCTCTACGAACCGTTATCTGGGGTTAGGACGCTTTGCCAAGAAGTACGGATACGACCCCTCCAGTCTTGAGGGACAAACTGCATACATGATTAACGAGTATACCTTCCAGAAGTACCTTCCTGAATTTGAAGGTCCTGGCCAGACTGTATCTCAGTATATGGTCGGAGCATATTACTGGTTAGGTTGGGGCATCAAAGGTTATCGTGAGCAATACGCTTATAACTATACTAAACGACTTGTCTGGTCTTAACTTAGAGTATGTCTGAACATTATCATGTACGAAATGAACTTGATTACATTTACAAAGAGAACTTCTTCACTGAAGAAGAGTTATGTTCTATTTGGAAAGAGTTGGAGTTTATTAACAGTCCTCTAATTTTAGAAGATCCTGGTGATACGGGTACAGCTGTAGATGATGATGGTGTTCCTCTAAAACAAAATTCTGGTGTATTCTTAGATAGATTATTCGTAGATTATGCAAGAGTATCTTCAATATATAATTGTACGAGTAAAATATTTCAAGGCAGTACATTAGAATATTCTAAGTTAAGTTTTAATTCTACTGCAATACTTTCTACAAGAAAATCTTCTTGTTTGGTAAGTTATTATGATCATGGTGATTCATATAAAGAACATCATGATCTATGTGTAGTTACCTGTTTATTTTGGTTCTATAAAGAACCTAAAAAATTTTCGGGTGGAGATCTTTTTCTCCCACAATTCAACAAGACTTTTTCTGCAAAAAACAATTCAATGTTAATGTTTCCTTCTCATGCAAGACATTTGGTAACACCTGTTCTAATTGAAGAAGAAAACAGAGGTAAAGGTTTGGGAAGATATTGTGTAACGGTTTTCCTCCAACACTAGTTTGACAAGGTTCCCCACATCCCTTATAATATGTGGGTATTCAAATGACTCAGTAGCTCAGTTGGATAGAGCATCTGCCTTCTAAGCAGTTGGTCGGGGGTTCAAGTCCCTCCTGAGTCGTTGTCCTTTTTTCTTTTATGGACAAATTTGATCATAATAGATATAAGTTTGGTGGGAGACCACGAACTTCTATCAATCTTCTTCTACTCATAGGTGAGTTAGAAGGTGTTTACCAACATCTCAAGTATATGGGATTTGAAGAAGATATGAATGTTATTGATGAAATGAAGAAGAGGTATTATAAACTCTACTTCAAGACCACAAAAGAAGAAAAGACAAATAATCCTCTGTAGCTCAGCGGTAGAGCCATCGACTGTTAATCGATTGGTCGCAGGTTCGAATCCTGCCGGGGGAGCCAGTCGCTGTGGCGGAATTGGTAGACGCGCTGGGTTTAGGTTCCAGTGAGGTAACTCGTGGGGGTTCAAGTCCCTTCAGCGACACTTGACAATTAAATTCTTTATAGATATAATTGTCTCATGCGGAATTAGTTCAGTGGTAGAACGCCATCCTTCCAAGTTGGATGTCACCGGTTCGAATCCGGTATTCCGCTCTCTGCTTGATTAGCTCAGCGGTAGAGCATCTCGTTTACACCGAGGCGGTCGGCGGTTCGATCCCGTCATCAAGCATTATAAATAACACCAATGAGGAAGTAACCTTATTGATATATAAAGATACATACAATGTTAAAAGTAAGATGTAAGGTGTGTAACACCGAGTTGGAATCGCACCCAACAAAATCGGTCTGTTGTGGTTGTGACAATATGACCTTATTAAAAGGAGCCACATTAACAGCAATTGACTTAAATCAAGTTGTCATGTTAAACTCTATAAAAGAAAATAAAAATTCTAATGTACTTAGTGCCTCTGATCTTGCATATCAGGAATCTAGAAGGGCTCGTAAAGTCAAAAAACTGAATTTTGAAATCCGATAGGAGGATTGGCAGAGTTAGGTTTAATGCAGGGGATTGCTAATCCCCCGATACACTTTAGGTGTATCCGTTGGTTCAAATCCAACATCCTCCGTTTGGAAAGGTGGTCGAGTGGTTGAAGGCTCCAGTCTTGAAAACTGGCGAAGTGAAAGCTTCCGTGGGTTCGAATCCCACCCTTTCCGTTTAGAAAAGTTACAAATTTAATAATTGTTTAATGAGTGTTATCATTTGAACACAAAATGTTGATTTGAAAGCCTCCGTGACTAGTATATAGCTATGTACAACTCAATAAACACATGGACGATCACACCTATCAGAATTGGGTGAAAATCAAGGAGACTTTCGAGGCTTCTGGTAACACCGACAACATGTTCTACAAAAGAGCATGTGCAATTGTGAAAGGTCAGAAAGATCCCCTGGCTAAAATTCTTGGAGATGAAAAATGATCAGTGATTATGATTGGCGATTTAAGGATGAGTGCTTTGAAAAAAGATCTAAATTAATGGGAATTTTAATCAAACTTGGTGTGGTTCTTACAACAGATGTTTATGAGTTTTGCGATTTTACTCTTAGTCAAGGATGGAATCCCTCTGAAAAAAATGGTGGGGATCGGGTATTGGACATGTATCACCGTTACTTAAGAGAAGTAAGAAATGTCTGAACAAAAAGATGTTTTGGTAACCCGATCAGAAGTGAAGGAGATGATCGATGCTGCTATACGCAGACACAATCGGAATGCTTCCATTATTTCTATGTGTGTTGGTTGGGTGGTTCTTGCTTTATTTGCTGAGGGACTTCTGAGACTTATTGGCGTTATTCCACCTGTTCTACCATGGCTGAATATCACATTACCGAATGGGTAGGAGTAGTAACTCTATTCCTATTTGGTATCACTATGATTGTCCAGGGTCATTTTATATTTCACGGTAAACATGGATATAGACATGCAGAACGTGAGAAAGAAAAGATGACCAATGCTCGTAAACAAGTAGAGGACTTATTCAAGAGAGATGAGTAAAGAAGAACAAGAGGAGTTTTACCGACAAATTTACGAAAGAACGAATCAACTTCGGATGCAATATCTCTTTGAAGAACCTTGCCCTTTATATGAGGAGGACGATGACTACGACGGAATGGCTTGAGTTCATTGCATTTGTGTCTCACATGTTATATTTGTGGGTATCATTTATGTGTGGAGTTTTGATTGGTTACATTGTAGGATTCCGTAACGGAGGAGGAATGTGATGAATAGTCTGACTCTATATACCTTGGTCATTTTTGGAACCATAGGATTATTTGTTTTATGGGGAGTGACACATGCCTATCCTTT